GAAACCGAAGGTTCAACCAGTCGTATAAATAAAATTATATAGACTATTATGAAAATTCGAAGAATTGACATAAACTTTGCTTTTGGCTTGCTAGCCAATCGTAAAGGGTTTGAATGGTGGCGGCTGGTAAAACAGCCGCGCGCGTTAAGTGCGTTGCTCTTACGAGCGATGCATTTGACGGTAGGTCATATCTCCTCAATGTGGGTTACCACACTATACCATGTAGTTCGCGATCTGGTGCGATTAGCAAACCGCCAGGGAGCAAAAGGATTGGTCAAGTACTTAAAAGTCTTGTACATAATTACGCAACAGGTTGCGGGCGGATACAAGGTCAACGACCTAGGTACCTTAGGGTGCCGCGTGTCCAGGACCCGCCGTGGCCTGCCTCGAATTATTAATAAAGCTCATCGTAGAGAGATCATGCTGGGTAACCACATGGTTTTAAGAACCTATTTGACTATATTCGGGTTATACCGAGTCATCCCTTTTAAGGGAGTAGTTAAGTTAGGAACAATTACCGGGCTGTCTTCGTATAAGCAGTCCGACTACTTTGGGCATAAAGCCTTTGTAGCGATCTTCTGGACGAAAGTCTGGTCTATCGTAACACGTGCAAACGTGGTCCGAACTTCTTGCGTGTCATCTCTGATAGCGCGCAAGGGATTAGGTTACAAGGATGAAAGGAGTGAAAAGCCTACGTTGAGACCTGATCGGCTACTGCCGATCACCTCAGCTGGTCCTCTGTCGAGCGGTGCTGGTTACGAGGCCTTCGGGCCCACGCCACTTTGGTTTAAGATTACGGAAAAGATGAATACACGTCACCGGCTATGCCAGGACGGAGTAGGATTCCTACCCGGACTTTGGAGAGGTCTTCGACCTTCCGAAATTGAATTAAAAGCACGTTTTGATAAGGCCTGGAAGGGTTTATCACCCTCTTCAGTAGGTACCCTATTCTTCACAGTTTCTAACTGGATGAATAGCGGCCTTCTACCATTCCTGATTGAATGGGTTAAGTTGTACGATGTGCGGGTCGTAAAAGACCTGTTCAAGGCAGCTTATACGGTGGACTTTTGCCATCTAGAAGGTTGGGGCCAGAAAGGAAATCTTTCTGGACTCGGTAAGCTAGCATTCCTAGAGGAAGCAGCGGGTAAAGTTCGGGTTGTGGCAATGGTCGATGTGGTGACACAGTCGATCCTGAAACCACTTCATGATTGGATATTTTCAATCTTGTCGAAAATCCCACAAGACGGGACGTTTGATCAGAATAGTCCAGTTCTCTTAATACAGAAACTGGGGCGTAAAGAGGTCTATTCATACGACCTCTCCGCAGCTACTGACAGACTACCCCTAGCACTGCAAAGTGC